CTTGTCGGACGAGAACCAGCCGCCGTCTTCGTGGACCTGGACCGTGGTGTAGGTCTGGCCTCCGGAGGATCCGCCGCCGCGCAGTGACCGGACGGACGGGGAGCCTGTCTGAAGGCCTCCGCCCTGCACCCAGGATTCGCTTCCTCCCCCGAAGATGCCTCCGAGAAATCCCCCGATCAGATCGTTGAAGAATCCCGACATCCCGAGCGTCAGCACGTTGGCGATCTTCATGATCTCCTCGCCGCCGGGAAGCCACTCTCCCTGCCAGAGGCTTTCCGCGAAACCCATTTTCGATCCGACGCTGGCGGATGGCAGCGAGATGTTCCCCCCACCGAACCGCACAATCTCCGTGACGAGTCCGGTCAGGCCCTGGTTTAGGTTGCGCACCTCTTTCCAGATGCGCGTGAGTTCCCGGTACTCCATCGAGTAGGTATCCTGGAGCAGTTCGTAGGACCGGCTGATCGATTCGCTTCCGGTGCCGGCCTCCGCGCCCAGCCTGGTGCTTGCGGGGAGGGACGCGGCGGCAGCCGCCTCGCTGCCGCCCCCGCCGTTGATCGCCTCGCCGATACCGGCCAGCAGGGCGCCCATGGCGGCGGCCATGGCGGCGATCCGGGCGAAAGCCGTGTAGGGGTCGCCGAGGCCCTGGTTGGCGATGGCGGCTACGGCGTTGACGACGGCCACGGCCCGCTGCGCGATCTCCATGGCCTCGGAGGCCTTCTGCCAGCGCTTCGCGTCCTCGGAGCCTTCCTTGTAGAGCTTGCTGATCCCGTAGAAGGACTTGCTCAGGTCCCCGAAGCCCTCGGAGATGTACTTCGTTTTCCGCAGGAACAGATCCTGGGCCAGCTTGCCCTCGGCGTCGGAGGCCTTCTTGTTGGCCGCCTGGACGTCGCCGTAGAGCTTGATCTCGGCCTGCCGGCGCAGCTCGATGGCGGCCAGGCCCGTCTCCAGGGCCTTCGCTTCGAAGCCCTCGATCGCGTCGTAGAAGGCGGCCTTCGACTCCATCTGCTGCCGGTCGAAGTCGAGCAGCTGGGCATTGATCCAGGCCTTGCGGTCGAAGACGACGCCGGTGCCGCGCAGCTCGATCTCCATCAGATCCGCCTGCGCGTTGAGCTGGGCCTGCACCTGGTCCCGGTAGCCGGCCGAGTTCGGGCCCTGGGCCGTTGCCATGTACGACAGGACGACCTGCCGCTTCTGGATCTCGAGCTGACGGGTTAGCTTCAGGATTTCCGTGTTCAGGGCTTTTTCGAGCAGGATCCGCTGGTCCTTCGTCGCCGAGGCCCAGCGGCCGTCCTCGACATACTTGCCCCGCAGCTGCGCGATCTGTGCGTTGATGGATTCCTGCGAATACTGGTCGACGGTCTTGTAGAGATTCGCCATGACGGTGAGGTGCCTGGCGTTGTAGTTGATCTGGTCCCTCTCCTCCCGGGTGAGCAGGTCGCTCTTTTCTTTCTCGTATCGCTGATCCAGGGCGCTCAGGGCGGCAGTCTTGGCGGCTGCCTTGAGGGCGCTCTTCTCGATGGCCGCCTTGTCGTTCTCGTAGTATTGCTGCGCGGCGGCCCACCGCTTGTCGTAATAGCTCTCGGTCGTCGCCAGCTCGTCGGCCCCCGCATCCTGCTGGCGCATCCGCCACCGGTCCGCCTCCCCGATGGCCGCCTCGTAGAACTCCGTGTTCGCGGACATCAGGGATTTCAGGATCGTGCCGGCATCCTTCGCGGCCTCGCCCATGGCCTTGAACTTGGCCAGCAGGGCGTCCCTTGTCTTCTCGGCGTTCTTTATCTCTTCGGCCGTGGCCTTCTTCTCGACTTCCGCCTTTCCGGAGATGTTCTTTTTCCCCTGTTCCTCCAGCTCCGCGGCCCTTTTCATCATGGCCTCGGTCATCGCCGTTTCATATTTGATTGCGTCTTTCGGGCTTCCCGTCTTCTCCGCGACCCAGGTCAAAAACTGCCTGGCGTATCCGTATGCCATGATGACATTGGCGGCAAAGACCTGCAGGGATCCGAATGCCACCTGGAGGGCCCGGATCAGGCCCTTCCCGATATCCTCTGTCGTGTTCTTCACCTGTGTCTGAAATTGCTGCATCGACAGGGTGGCCTCGTCCTGCCTGCCCTGCTGCTTGAGCTGCTTCACTTCCAGGTTCGCTATGGCCAGTTCAAACAGGGCAGTAGATTCCGCGCCCGCCTCGATGGCCTTCGTGACGATGCTCATCTGGTCTCTCGTAACGGCGCCCATCTTCACCAGGGCCTTCGGGGTCTTGTTCGCGATGGCGTCCGCCATCGTTTCGAAGGCCTCCGAGACGCTGACGCCGGCGTACTGCGAAGCGGTGATCGCCACGCTCGTGAACCGCTCGATCTGCTTCTCATCGAATCCGGCCAGCATCAGCTTGGTGGCCTTCTGCATCATGTCGGAGTCGTCGACGGTGTTCTTCACGAGCCGCTTCATGTTATCGATCATCGTGTCGGCGGCGATTCCGGATTGCTCCGCGACGATCTTGAAGGAGGACTCCTGCTGCATGGCCCTGGCGCCCTGCTCCATGTAGGCCATCGCCCGGTTCACCGCCACGCCGACGGCCGCCACCGTGGCCGTCAGGCCGAGCCAGTTTGACTTGGCCTTCTCGAGGAGCGTCTTCTGCTCGCCGAACTGCTGCCGGTTGATCTCGCCGATCCTCTTTGCAGCCGATTCCTGGGCCCTGCGGATCTCGTCGGCCGACGACAGGTGGGATTTCTTGATGGCGGCCAGGGAGTTCTCGATGTTGGCCCGCATGGCGCCGTACATCTGGTCGGACTGCGTGCCGAGGTTCTTGTAGAGCTTGCCGATGTCGGCGCTGTTCTTCTCGAACCCGGCGAGGACTTCGTTCTGCCCCTTCAGGGCCTTCGTCGCGTCGAGGGAGATCTCAATGCTGTAGGTCTTGTCCGCCATCCCTGTACCTCACTGGCCCAGGCTGCGCCTGTTCTCAAAATGATAAAAGGCCATCAGGACTTTCTCGAGGCACCCTCTTTGATCCACGACCCCGTAAATATCCATCATGGCCTTCACCGCGGGGATCGAGATTCCGACGATCCGACCCTCCTCCGCCGTCACGTACTGCCTCCGGCACATCATGTAGACCGTGGCGGCCTCCCGGTTGGCTTCCGAAAGGTCCACCCTGCACGAGCTGCAGGGTGGATCCTCCGGCGGGAGCCTCTCCGCGTACATCTTCCGGCAAGCGGGGCAAGTGGCTGCATACTCGTCGGACCACTCGACCCACTCGATCAGTTTTTTTCAGCTTCCTCCTTGTCCTTGATCCCGGCGCTGGAAAGAAGCTGCTGGCAGCGGGCGACGAACCGGTCGAACACGGGGACCCTCATGAGCTTGAGCTTGTTCTCGCGCGTGCAGGGGATGACCTCGCCGGTCTTCGAGTCCTTGAACCCATCGAAGTCCATGATGGCGTAGTCCCAGAGGTCGTCCCGCTCGGCCTTGGCCTCTTCTGCTGTTTGCTCTGCATAGTACGAGATCCGTTCCATGCCCCTGGTCTTCGGGTTGTAGACATTCTCGAAAATCTTCTTCCGCCTGGCGAACCGCTCCTCGACGAAGGGGGCGATGCTGCGGATCTGAACCTTCGCATCCGACACGGGAGTCTCGTAGACCGGCTCGCCCGTCGCCGGGTCGATATGGGACCCGAAGAACGCAAACCATTCTCCCTGTGCCGACTCGACATCGAAAAACATGAAACACCTGCTTTCCGGGCCCTACGGACCCTGCCTGGTTTAGGACACGCGCTCCATCGGCTTCCCGGAGACCTTCCCCGCGAAGTCGATCTTGCCCAGCGCGTTCTTGTCCATGGTGATGGCGTTGAACTTCGTCAGGACGATGGCGCCGCCGGACTGCACCCGCCAAAACACGGAGGTGCTCTCGTAGAAGTAGAGGTTCGTGAGCTCCGAGTCCGTGTTGGCCAGGGCGTTGAGGGCTACCTGCCCGTTGGTGTCAGACGGGTCGTAGTTGCCGGAGAAGCTCACTTCGCCGGCGTCGCCGATGCCCGCCTGTTTCCATTTTTTCACAACGTCCCCAAATGCGGTGTCCTCCTGGACGTCCGCGGCGAAGCCGCTCATGGACCAGGTCCCCATGCCCGCGATCACCGTGCTGCCGTACATAACTTTGGCCAAGCGGCCCCCGATCGAACCCATAATGCACCTCCGCGTTTTTTATTTGCAGAATTCAATGATCATTTTTCTGACTTTGCGTGAGTTCTGCAGCTCGCGCACCCATATAACCAAAGTGTCATAGCCAAAGGGCTTAAACACATTGATCCGATCTTGGGGATCGTCGTCTCGATGCCACCGCTCTCCATATAGTTCGATGATCTTTTTCTGTCCGTTGACATTGATGAAGTCGGGGCACTTCCCGTCGATAATAACCTGCCCATCTCCTACAAATTTCCATTCTCCCGGGTAGAGAGATTCGAGGATGCCCATGAGTTTTGTTTCTTGTTTATTCGGTGAATTGAATACCAAATGCTTTTTTGCATATTCGGAGGATCTCCATTTTTGCTTCACGATCTCGGAAATCCTTTCTTTGTGCTGCGCTGAAAATGTCCTTCCAATTAGAGATTTGGATATGTTTGTTTTCGTCGTTTCTGATCGTGGTCTTCCGTACATGAGCGCATCGCCGGCAGCCTTGCTCTTTCCCTTATTCCATGGGATAGATCCTTTTTCGCGACCCACTGATTTTCCTTCTGCACGAGCCCTCAATACCCCCTGGCGGATCTTCTCCTTATGCTCTGGCGTCAAGACGCGGCCGTTGTTGATCGTGTGCCCCTTGCAGAATGTGATTTTATTCCGCCCCATCTTTATGCCTGTGCCGCTATTTTCTTCTTGTGCTCCACGCCGATGACCGTGGAGTCGATCCGCTTTGCGTTCGGGAACCGGTTGTGCAGCCACTTGAAGCAGGCCTCGAACTGCTTGTCCGGGTACCAGCTGAAGGGCCTCATGCAGTAGTGCTCGGCGAAGGCGTCCAGCATCCACGCCGTTCCGCCCATCTCCTGGGCCTGCAGCACGCACAGGGTCCCGTAGAGATCGAACCCGGGCATCTCCTCGAGGAAGCGGAACCCCTTCTTCAGGTTCACGAGGATGCAGCACTCGTCGAAGCAGCTGGCCGGGTGCGGGAAGACGTGCGAGGTCGAGAAGTGCAGCGGGATCCTCATGTCGTGGACGCGCCCGCAGATCGCACCCTCCATGTCCTTGCCGATGATCCCGGCGACGATCCAACTCTCGGGCAGCTTCGCGATCTGGGCCTTGACCTGCTCGATCCAGCCCGAGCGGAAATACATGTCCTGGTGGGCCAGCACGGCCACGTCGGCCCCCTCGTCCTCCAGGATCCCGAGGAGCTTGTTGAGGCCCTTGCAGGCCGTCTCCGGGTTCTTGATCGTGCGGATGGTGCCGCCGATCTCGGATTGCCGCAGGACCATGTCCAGCCGCATCAGGTCGTTCACGAGACAGCCGAAGGCCAGCCGGATCCGCGGGGCCGGGTCGATGTAGTGCTTCACGATCCGGTGCGCCTCGTGGTGAGCCGAGACGTAATGGTGCAGCCGCTCCGAGTCGCCCGGGTCGTACTGGGCCAGCTCTTTCCGGAGCCACTCCCGCGTAACCGGGATGCTGAAGCGCCGGCCGGAGAAGTTGCACCGGGCCGACTCGTGCAGGACCGCCTCGGTGAGGTAGCCGTCGCCGTAGGCCCCGCCCATGTATTTGCGGTTGTCGGCCACGATCACGGGCTTGCCCTGCGCCATGGCCTCGAGGGCGCCTCGCCCGAGCGCGATCACCAGGTCCGCCTCGGCGATCTGGTCCTCGATGGGCCGCTCCGGGTCGCTGTAGCGCAGGTCGTACTCGCCGGCCAGGAAGGCGAAGGGGTCGTAGTCGACCTCGCCGCGGCGGATCACGAGGATGCGCCGCAGGGTCTGCCCGGGCGGCCGGATCGGGCGGATCTCGATCGGCTGGCCGATGACCTCGCTGTCGATCCCGGAGTCGAAGCGGTTGGAGGTGCGGACCTCCTCGCTGACCGCTACGTAGCGGTCGGCCCCCTCGAGGAAGACCTCGTCGCCGATGCGGCCGTGGGAGATCAAGGCCTCGGCGGCCAGCGGGCGCGGGTCGGAGGTCGCGACCACCTCGTGCCCCATCGCCTGCAGGGTATCGATGACGCATTTCATGAACCGCCCGGATCCTCCCTCCCGGGCCGTCCCGTTGACGTATTTCGCGGTAACCAGGATCTTCATGCTTCAGCCTTTCTTCCGGAAGAGCGCAAGCCCCAGCGGCTTTTTGTGCGTTGTCGAGAGATACTCGCCGATGAACTCCATAAACTCGTCCTGCCTGAGCTCGCGGACCACCCGGCCAACCCCCCATTCCGGCAGGGCCGAGTCGTGCAGGGCGAGATAACCGCCGGGCGCCAGGAACGGAAGATAGAGAACCGTGTCGAGCTTCACCCCGGGGTAGTAATGGTCGCCGTCGATGAGGATGAGGTCGAACTGCTCCCCGGAATCCCGCAGCCTGGCCACGATCGCCTCGTCGTGCGATTTCCCGATAAGCTCCTTGCGCTCGATTCCCTTGAGGACCTCGGCCCGCAGCGGGGCCTTGGGGTGCTTGTTGTCGTCGACCAGGACGATGATCCCGGGCTTGAGAAAATGATGGACCAGGAAGGTCGTGCCGCCGGAGGCGACCCCGATTTCGAGATAGCTCCGAATCGGGGCGGCGCTCTCTAGGATCGCGTGGAGGCATGCCGCCAGCTCGTCGGGGACCTGCTGGCAGTTGATCCCGCCGGCCACCTTTCCGCCGAAGACGCCGAGATCGTCGCTGCCCCGGGCCTCGATGAAGGCCTCGATCTCGCCGACAGTCGGAACATAGCCCTGTATTTTCCAGGATCCGGTTCCGTGGATCTCTGTGTTTCCGATTTTCAGCTTTGCCACGGTGAGCTCCTTCATTCGATCTCAACCAATTCGATTTTGTATTTTTTGAGGATCGGCGCGATATACTTCAACTGATCGCGTTCCGGATAGAATTCCGCCGTCACGGTCACTGCTTCGTTGAGCGCCATATGCAAATCGAGACGCCGGCAATGTTTGATCCCGAGAGCCTCGGCAATCTCGCGACACATCTCGTGATGTCCTGATGCCGCCATTTATGCTGTCCCCTTTCCTCAGAACACCCATTTCGTGGTTTCGTACAGGATCGAGATCCGCACCGTGGCGCGGCCTACCCCCTCCTCCTCGGTCTCCATGTTGATCGTGTCCCCCAGGGGCTGCGTCTCGAGGGCCAGGCCGCCCCAGGTCTCGTCGGCGCCGACGGCCTTGTAGATGTCCTCGACGTAGGTGCGGACCGTGGCCGCCGAGACGTCCTTCCCGAAGGCCTCGATGACCAGGATGACGCGGTTGAAGCTCTTGTCGAACGCGCTGGCCTCGATCTCGTTGTCGCCGTCGCGGAAGCAGATCGCCGGAAGGACGTCGACGGGGATCGGGGTGGTCTGCCACTCCCGGACGCTCGCGCCGATGTTGGTCTTGTATCCGTTGGCGGTCCGGATCTTCGCGAACTGGGTGTTGATCGCGTCGATGATGTCCTGCCTTCTGCTGTCGGCCATGGCTTAGTCCTTGCTCACTTCCAACATCGTCTCGCCGTCCAGGTCGGGCCCGATGTCGGTGATCGTGTACGTCACGGCGCCGATCGTCAGCTTGTCGCCCTGGGCGGCCCCCGCGACGGAAGACGTGATCGCCCGGTAAAGGCGCTTCGTCGTGCGGACCTCGACGATCTCGCCCTCCACGAACGCCTCGGAGAGCTCCGGGATCAGCTTGATCGTGGCGGTTTTGTAGGTGGCCGAGACGGCGTACTCGTCCGTGTTGTAGAACGCGGCGGCCAGGTCGGCGGTCATCTGCGTCTTGAGGGTCATTGCTGCTCCTTCAACCGCTCCAGGGCCGCCTGGCGCTCGGCCTTGCGCATCCGGAGCCAGTCGACCCACTTGCCCGTGAAGATCCCGACGATCAGCTCGGGGATCTTGTTGGTCTTCACCCAGGGGACGCGCTTCGCGATCGAGCTCAGGGCCAGGTAGCCGAAGTAGATGAAGAGCGGCAGCCCCTCGGGGTTCTCGCGGGCGATCGCCCCGTACCACTGCCGCAGGCCGTCGAAGAACCAGTCGACGCGGGGGACGGGCCAGGTGGCCGGGTTGAGGATCTCAAAAGCCGCTTTCGTCGTTTCGGGGTCCATGTCTCACCTCACAGGATCCGGACGGGAGCCGCGTACATCGGCATCCGGCGGAAGTCGCCGGGCCGGGGCGCCCTGCCCTTCAGGAGTTCCTCGGTTTTGTCGATGTCCTCTTTGACTTCCTTCCCCAGGCCGCCCGTGCAGCTCGCGCAGCGGCCGGCCCCCTGGCGCGTCCCGAACCAGCCCAGCTCCGAGCAGAAGAAGTTCCGGGCGTCCATCGACACGCGGCCGAAGAGGTTGCCGAAGAGGCCCTTGAAGTCGTAGCGGTTGCCGACCTGTTCGCAGACCCAGCCCGCGATATAGGGCCGGACCGGGTCCCAGTGGGGCTTGAGGCGGAGGAGATAGGCCTTGCCGTGGGCCCCGGCCAGCCGGTTCGAAAGCAGGTTGAGCTCCGTCTTCGCCCGCGACTCGACCACGAAGATCCGGTCGGCCATGCCGGCGTAGTCCTGGAGGGTCACGAGCGAGGTGTGGCTGTCCTCGGTGAACAGTCGGATGATCCGGCCCACCGGGCTGTCCATCTGCCAGTTGACGATGTCGCCGTTTTTGATCTGCGGCCGGGCGTCGTTGTAGAGGGTGAGATTGTTCATTGCTGTTCCTTCACGATGATCCTGCCGTCCGGGGTGATCATGGCGTCGTAGGTTTTGCCTGCCTCGAGCTCCATGACGCTGGCCTCTCCCCTGACATTGATGACAAGGGCCTTCTCGTCGTCCTGCTTTTCTGGAGCGCCGTAGTCGTAGCCCAGCCAGGCCCCGCCCGCGGCGGAGATCATGGAGGCGATGAGGACGATCAGCTCGAGGGTTCCGACGCCTTTTTTGTTCATGGCCTCACCTTTTCGCGTAGCCCATCAGAATCCGCGCATCGGCCCCGGCCTTGAAGTTCTCGACGATCAGGCGCATCTGCGGGATGTCGATGACGGGCTTTGCGCCTTCGGCAGTCGAGGTGAACTTGATCTTCTTCGAGAGGTAGCTGATATTGGCCGCCACGAGGGGGTCGTTGTTGGTCGCCTTGAGAAGCTTCTGGATCCCGAGCTGGAAAGCAGCATTGGCCGCGTCGACGTTGTTCCCCGCGAGGATGGCCTCGAATGCGGTGATCTCGGCCTGCACGGCCTGGTACTTGTCGGGATACTTTTCCACGAGCAGATACCCGCCGTTGAAGGCCAGGAGCTCCAGCCCCATGTTGACGGCTTCCTGCTGGTTGCCCGATACGCCGACCTGCACGCCGGCGCAGCCGGCCACGAGAAACACCGCGATGACGATGGCAGCGAACAGCTTCTTCATGACTTTTTCTCCTCTTCGTTTTGTTTTGCGATGTAGGCCTCCACCAGGGCGACGAGGCGGCGGGCCCGGTTGGGCACATCGTCGCGGTACCACTTCGAGTCCTTCATCTCGCGGATCACCCCCGGCCAGTCGCCCGCCTCGGCGCAGCCGTCGAGGTCGTGGAACCGCTGGAAGCGCTTGTAGCCCATGTTGAAGGCCATGTTCAGGAACACCCGCTTGATCTCCTCGGGGATCCAGGCCCAGTTCGAAAACATACGCTGGCAGTCCGCCTCGGCCTGGCGGAGATCCCGCTCGAGGAGCGCATCAGCCATCTCCATCGTGATGCAGCCGTGCCGGTCCAGGTACTCCTGGAAAAACTGCGGGAGCGGCTCGTCCTCCAGGTTGTGGCCGATGCCGATCGAGAGGATCTGCTTGCTGTCGTAGTAGGGCTTCAGCCGCACGGCCTCGTCTCTCTTCAGATCCTGGATGACTTGATCGATCAGGGTCATTGGCCTTTCCCGTTTCGAAGGAGCTGGTCGACCTTGCCGTCGATCTTTCCCAGCCACGAGTTGACGCTTTTGACGGACTCGACGATTCCGGAATGGTCCTGGCAGTGCTTTCCCTCGCACTGCCTCTGCGGAAATACCTTGAAAACAATAGCCACGACCGAGAAACATCCGCCGCAAACCGCGATTGCCGTTCCGATGTCCATCCCCGCCTCCATCACCAGAATTTTGCCCACTCCCGCCAGAAGCCGGTCCAGGCCAGGGTGGATTCGATCACCCAGAGAGCGCCCCAGTGGGCCAGCTCGTTTTGCTGCATGATGACGAATAGCATTAGCGTACTCCCCCTGGCATAACGCGTCCGTTGATCGTGCGTGCAGGGAACGGATTCTGATAAGGTCCGATGCTTCGTGCCGACCCCTTGGCCACAAATGTGGAATCTGAACATACGGGGGTTTGCAGAAAATCAGATGCCGTTGCAGCGCAGGCAGTTCCCGCACCGACGGCAGGACTCCCGGGCGCAAGCCTATAATCCTGTGCATTCGTGTAGGTTCTCGTCCATCGCTTCCCGTCTGCATCTGCATCGGTCCAAAGTCCCGAAGTCCTCACCTTGGTCAGCATATCGCCCACGGTCAGCAAGGTGAGCGAGTGATTCTGCCTTAGTCCCGCTATAAATGCCTTAGCATTGGCGTCGGAGTATTCCGCGGCTGCGTGTGTATAAAATATGAAATATCCTCCGGCATATGTTGCCCACTGACCCCATGCGACAGCGAAGCGGTCAGGGTTTGTCGTACCAATGTCGGTCGCCATATTCGGAGCGAGCAATTCATAAACTTGAAGTCCTGCCGCTGACCCTGACCCGCTGACATAATCATCACTGAGAGTCCACGAGGCCGGGGAAGTTGCCCCTGCTGTTCGTGCCCCGATGTACTTCGTCACCGAAAGAGGATCGTAGTTTGATTGTGTCGCCAGAAAAGTCTCAAGCGTTGAATTGAATTCCCCTCCAGGGTAAGCGAAAGTTCGCATGATATACGCACTGCCGAGAACCGTGGCTAATTTATCCTCCACCAGTTTCTTCTGATAGACGACCTCGTGATACCAGAAGCGTTGAACTGGAGAGGAACCTACGAGGTTATTTTCGAACGTGAAGGGATCGGGGGTCCCTGCTGCGCTTTTTGTCTCCTGGTGCAGCAAGGCAGTTCTGCATCCGCCTCCGGCAGTACCGGTTATCGTTACTGTCCAGCCAGCGTGAGTCGTTTCGATTTTTGATTTCAGTGCTGCCAAGGTGTAGTAAGAGGCTGCCGTGTATCCGGCACCATTAATCGAAGAACCATTCTCCTTGAGGACGATAGTGGCCGTCCAGTAAAACGGGTTGGAGTTGGTCTGATCGGAAGTAATTTCAACCGTGGGAACTGTACCGGTTGAGGAGAAAGTGACCGCATTCAGCCCCGTTAATTGAGCGCCGCAAAAGGTATGCCCGCCGATTTCGTTTCCAGCATTAATGAATGTTCCTATCGACGCCCACGTTGGTTCAGATGTGTCAGAGATATAGTTGTCTATGAAGAACGTCACAGGAGCAACGGCTGACAGGCTTTGAGCTACCGAGAAGTTAACACCATCATCAACGGCGATTGAGGCATAAGACGGCCTTCTAGTTGAAACAAAGCGAGGATCAGCATAGACAGGGGTTCCATTGATGGTAACTCCTGCACTCACTCCTTTGCCCCGTGGAGATTGGACAAACAAAGGGTTAGTCAAGGTTATGGTCCCACCGCTTAAACTTTGGTTATCCACAACATATTGATCTGCGGGTCCATCAACCGTGTTTGCTGTAAATATGCAATCTTTACAAAGAGCTGTCCCAGTATAATCAGTAGGACTGACAATGGCTGTCGCTGAATAATTTGTGCCGTTTTTTCCCCCAGTAAAAATACTATTGCTAATTACGTGGTTTCCACCGCTTATCCATACTGGAGTTCCTTGCGGCTCAAAAATGGAATTGCTGATAGTGCTGCTTGAATTGAGACGGATACTAAACTCTCCAGCTGCGGCCTTTACCTTTGTCCTTGTGATAACATTGCCACCAGCTCCTGACCCTAACATCAATCCCATTCCAGCGGCTTCGATTGTCACATCAGACATACTCGTTGTTGTTCCTCCGTAAAAGGCCCAATAACCAGCAGGTCCAACGATCTTCATGTTTTGCACAGAAAAAGAGCCATAGTCATAATTGAGAAATGTATTGGCCGAAGTTGATACCAGAGTCACAAGACCATTGCGACCTGTCTCAGTTGACCCCTTAACCGTGAGATTATCTGCAACATCGTGAAGGCTATTGTCGCTGTCAAGTTGTGAGTCGGAGTAGGTTATCCCTGTCGTACCGCCGTCGAGAATAACAGTCCCGTTCGTTCCCGCTGCCGTCATTGCGGCTTCGATGTCGCTGTCATCAGTGCCATCTGCACAGGCTGCGGCAGGCCATGCGCCAGACTTATAACAAATCTGCGTGGTGGGATTGGCATTGCCCGTCGTGACGTAGATCGTCGCCGCCTGCACATTCACGGCGATGCAGATCAAGGCGATTGGGAAAACGATTCTCTTCATATTACCCTCAGTTATGACACGCAGCCGTTCCAACTCCCGAAGTCACGTAGCAGGCGATCCCGCTGGATCCGCGTGTCGAGCTGGCGGTGCAGCCGGCGGAATAGTAATTCCCCTCGGTGACGTTTCCCGCTGCAAAGCCGCAGTAGCGGTAAGCCGTGCTGCCGCCGTCGATGTAGGCAACCGCCGCTCCGAAATCGATCTCCCATTTATGGGTTCCGTCGGTCGTGGACACGGTGACGAAAAGATCCTGGTTGTTCGCCCTCGTAGGCCACACGGGAACGGAATCGGCATTCTGCCCCGAATTGTTCATCTTCGCCGGACAGACGACGTTAAGGCTCGTCAGGTTCGGCGAGGCATGGCCATCGATGACCTGCTGCGGCGGGCAATAGTCTGTCCCAGCCACGGCCGCGGCCACCTTGGATCCGGTCCCCTTGAGCACCCCGGTAATATTGGAATCAGTGTCCGTCGTGACCTGGTTCGGCCCGGCTGCTCCGGCAGGGCCGACCAGCG